TGGGTTCCTGTTAATGACTACCAAGGATAATTACCGTGCCATCTACTTACAGCCAATCATTAAAGCTCGAACTCATTGCAGACGGCGAACAAGCTGGAACTTGGGGCGATACAACTAATAAAAACCTCGGTACATTGCTTGAGCAAGCCATTACGGGCGTAGTTACTATTACCATGACGGATGCGGACTACACGCTGAGCAATTTAAATGGGCTGTCCGATGAGGCACGAAACGCAGTCATTATTGCTTCTGGAACAAATACAGCCATACGGAACGTCGTTGCCCCGCTCGTGCCAAAAGAATATACGATAGTGAATAACACAACAGGTGGCTTTGCAGTAACCATAGGGGCATCTACAGGCACGACAGTGACAATTGGAAACGGTACAGCACAGAACGTATATTGCGACGGTACAAATGGTTTTTACAAAGCAACCAATACAACAGGCGGCACATTTTAAGGAATTATGATGGATTGGTTAGGTCAAATAGCACCAACAATTGCAACAGCTTTAGGTGGCCCTCTCGCGGGTCTGGCGGTTACTGCGTTATCTAAAGTGTTTGGCGTTGATGAAAAAGACGTACAGGGTATGATTGAGTCGGGCAAGATGACTGCCGAGCAGCTACAACAGGTTAAGGTGGCTGAGTTGGAATTGCAAAAACAAGCTCAAGCTCTGGGACTTAATTTTGAAACCCTTGCTACCGAAGATCGCAAGTCTGCCCGTGATATGCAGATTGCCACTAAATCTATTGTTCCGCCCATTCTGGCTGGTTCGGTAACGGTTGGTTTTTTTGGTATTCTCTACGCATTGATGGCAGGATACGCGCAGGAAAGTAATCAGTTGATGATTATGCTTGGCTCACTGTCAACAGCTTGGTCTGGTATAGTTGCGTTTTATTTTGGCAGCTCGTCTAGCAGTCGTCAAAAAGACGAAATGCTTTACAACTCAACACCTGTGGCAAAGAAATGAGCTTAAAAAGCAGACTTTCAAATGGGAAAGTAAATATATACCGCTTGATTGATCCTGTGTCGGGAGAAACTAGGTATGTTGGGAAAACTGTTTTTGCTTTACAAACAAGATTTAACTGCCACATAGCTACTGCTAAAAGAAAAAATAAAAGACACGTTTGCAATTGGATACGAAGTTTACTAAACAAAGGTGCTATGCCAATCATAGATTTACTTGAAGAAGCTAATCAAAACAACTGGGCGCAACGAGAAATGTTTTGGATTTTGGAATACCATAATTTAGGCGCAAACCTAACCAATCATTCTATTGGAGGCGAGGGGGGCGCAAGCGGTGTTATTGTGTCTGAAGAAACCAGAACAAAAATAGGTAATGCGCATAAAGGAAAAGTTATATCAGATGAGCAAAAACGCAAACAGTCTGAAAAAATGACAGGAAGAAAACTATCTGAAGAACACAAAATAAAAGTTTCATTAGCAAATATTGGTAAAAAACTTACAAACGAACATAAGTATAAAATTTCTAAATCAAAAATAGGAAAGCCTCAGCCAAAAACATCAGGCACAAACAATGGGAGAGCCATTTTGTTAGAATCCGAGGTAAAAGAAATAAAAAAATCAAAATTATCGTTATCGAAATTGGCGGATCAATACGGCATGTCAAAATCACAAATGTATAGAATTAGAAAAGGCGAACAATGGAAATCAGTAAAAATTTAAGTGCTATGCTTTCAACCATCGCTTATTCAGAGGGTACAGATAATGGAATCCAAAAAACAAATAATCGTGGATATGATGTTTTGGTGGGCGGGGGTTTGTTCGACAGCTACGCGGATCATCCAAGAAAAATTATTACTGTGCGGGCAGGGCTTATCTCAACTGCTGCGGGGCGGTATCAACTTCTTGCGCGGTATTTTGACGCATATAAAAAACAACTTGATCTCCCTGATTTCAGCCCCGATAGCCAAGATAAAATCGCTATTCAACAGATCAAAGAGTGTAAAGCCCTAGATGATGTAGAAGCGGGGTATATTGGAGTTGCATTTGAAAAGTGTGCGCACATCTGGGCTTCTCTACCCGGTGCTGGATACGGGCAACACGAAAATCAATTGCACGTACTGCTGGATAAATACAAAAAGCTTGGTGGCGAGACCACTGCGTAGGAATACAAATGCTACAGAAACTGTGCACTAAGTGCAAAACCGAAAAACAAACCACCGATTTTTATGCAAACAAACGCATGAAAGATGGGCTAAATTCGTTTTGCATTTTATGTCACAAAGCCGATAATGTTATGCGGAAAAAAATTAACCGCGCAGATAACGAGTTTAGAAAAAAAGAACTTGCGTATAAAAAAGAGTACCGTACAAAAACTGTTGAAAAACGCAAAGGGTACATGCAACAATGGTACGAAAAAAATAGGGACGCCCAGTTACAATATCTTAAACAGTACCGCATAGATAACAAAAAATATTTTATGCAGTACAACAAAGACAATCGCACGCGCATACTTGCAAACACCAGAAAAAGACAAGCTTCTTTATTGCAGCGAACCCCACCGTGGCTAGATCGAATTGATTTTGCCGAGATAGAATTTACATACGAATATTGTGGCGCTTTACGTTCTATAGGGATGATGTACGAAGTTGACCATATTGTGCCCCTTCAAGGTAAAATCGTTTCTGGCCTACATGTGCCTTGGAATCTACAAGTAATACATGAATCTGATAATAGAGCAAAAAGTAATATTTTTGTCGTAGACAATCAAGCAGGAACCTAAAATGCCCCTTCAAAAGCTAACATTTAGGCCCGGCGTAAATAGAGAAGGAACCAACTATAGTGGGGAAGGGGGATGGTACGACTGTGATAAAGTGAGGTTTCGTTCAGGTTTCCCTGAAAAAATTGGCGGCTGGGTGCAGCTTAGCCCCGCAACGTACTTGGGTGTTGCTCGCGCTCTATGGGATTGGACTGATTTACAAGGCAACAGCTATGTCGGTGTCGGCACGAATTTAAAGTATTACATTGAGTGGAGTGGCGGGTATTACGACATTACTCCTATTAGACGCACCGTTACGCTTGGGACAAACCCTTTTGCTACTGGGTATAGCACCCTCAACGGCAGTATCACTGCAACGCAAACAACCCTCACGCTTACGTCCGGCACTTCATTCCCCTCAACGGGCGGGTACATCTTAATCGGTTCAGAGCAAATATACTACGCTGGTGTGTCGAGCAATGTCTTAACAGGTCTTCAACGCGGTGTAAACGGCACAACGGCGGCAGCGCACAGTTCTGGTGCATCAGTAGGTTGCTCTACAATTATTGTTACCGATACTGCAAACGGTGTTGTGCAGAATGACTTTGTAACCTTTAGCGGGGCTACAGCTTTCGGCGGATTTACAACAACAAACATTAACGCGCAACAACAAGTATTGAACGTCATTACAGTAAATACGTACACAATCAATATTTCTGGGGTGTTTGCTACGAGTGCGGTATCTGGAGGCGGATCGGCTGTTGTCGGGGCGTATCAAATTAACACGGGTTTATCTACGTATGTAGTGGGTAATGGATGGGGCGCTGGATACTGGGGACAATACGGGTGGGGTAATCCTGCAACAGTAGGTATCGGTTCTCAGCTACGGCTTTGGTCTAATGATAATTTTGGGCAAGATTTAATTTTTGCTCCTCGTGGTGGTGCTATTTATTACTGGGCGGCTAATACAGGCGGGTCAACATATCTAAACCAACGCGCTGTATCTCTGCAAAGCTTGGCAAACACCACAACCCAATACACAACCACAGCCACTTTTACAAGCGGCGTAACTACAATTACCTTAGCCAATGTAACTAATTTGGTTGATGGGTGCTATATCACAGGCACGGGAATACCTGCCAACACATACGTTACTTCTTCATACGTGCAGGGTAGCACAACCGTGCCCATTTCCAACACAACTACGGCGGCTAGTTCGGGGAGCTACACAGTTTCTTATGCAGGGCAGTACATCCCCAACACCACTAATCAAGTCGTTACTTCCGCTATCCAGCGATTTGTGATCGCATTTGGTGCTAATTCTTACAGCCCCGGTACCCCCAGCACGGCGTTTAACCCTATGTTAGTGCGCTGGTCAGATCAAGCCAATCCAGAACAGTGGGTGCCACAACTGACCAACCAATCCGGTGAGTACACACTAACTAACGGTTCTTACATCATGCAAGCGCAAGCAACGCGCCAAGAAATTTTGGTGTGGACTGATTCTTGTTTGTACTCTATGCAGTATTTAGGTGCGCCGTATGTGTGGGGTTTTCAGATATTGATGGATAACATATCCGTTATATCGCCTAATTGCATGGTTACAGTTAACAACGTCACTTATTGGATGGGGCAGGAAAAGTTTTATAGCTATTCTGGGCGCGTTGATACGCTACCTTGCTCACTGCGGCAATACGTGTTTGACAACATTAACCAAGATCAAGCGTACCAGATTTTTGCTGGAGCTAATGAGGGATATAACGAAGTCTGGTGGTACTACTGCTCGGCGGGCTCGACCGTAATTGACAGCTATGTGGTGTACAACTACCTTGATAAAGTTTGGTATTTTGGTTCACTTGGTCGTACAGCATGGCTTGACACGGGCGGGCGGCAATACCCAATCGCTGCGGACTATAACAGTCGGTTGCTTTACCATGAATACGGTACAGATGATGTATCTACGTCGGTTGCGGTTCCAATTGATGCCTACGTGCAGTCGTCTGATTTTGATATTGGGGACGGGCATAACTTTGGGTTTGTGTGGCGCATACTGCCTGATATTAACTTTAATGGCTCAAATGTAAATGAGCCTTCGGTAACAATGACCGTTCTCCCTAGACAAAACTCAGGAACTGCATACGGAACAGCAGACAATCCGCAAGTTCAAAGTTACAATAACTATAGTACGCGTGGGGTATACGACGTTCAGCAGTTTGATGGGCAGGTGTATACGCGCCTGCGGGGGCGGCAAATGAGTTTTAGGATTGAGTCAAACACGCTGGGCGTGGCTTGGCAGTTGGGTACTCCGCGAATTGACATTCGCAATGATGGCCGTAGATGACATGTGTACGGATGGTAAAATAAAGAACTTGAAGCGAGGTATTGGTAATGTCTACTGGAACCACAAAAGCACCCAATTTACCTATTGCTCCCGCTGAGTATGATCCACAGTTTATGGATCAAATGATGAACGTATTGCGCCTATATTTTGCTCAGTTAGATAATCCGGGGATCTCAAAAGTTTCTGGGTTAAATTTAAATACGGGGACGCTCCCCACCCAAACAAGTTTAAGCACGCTCAGGTCAGGCGATGTTTACCGAGATACTTCTGCGGGGAATGTTTTAAAGGTTAAACCATGAGTCTTGCACAGATAGCCAATCATCTAAAATCCGAAGGACGCGGACCCGACTCTCAACTCGTCCACATGTCCACTCAAGAACTGCAATCACTACAAGCACTTGCACAGAAGCACGGCGGTAGCTTGACGGTGAACCCCAAAACAGGTTTACCAGAAGCGGGTTTTTTGGATAGTATTTTACCCACTGTGTTGGGGGTAGGCGCCAGTATCTTAATGCCTGAAGTTTCTCCTTTGCTGGTTGGGGGCGTGACAGGTGCGGCGACTGGGGCGATCACGGGTAACTTGCAGAAAGGTTTGATGGCGGGTCTTGGCGCATGGGGTGGGGCTAGTTTGGGCGGTAGTTTGATGGGTTCTGGTTCCGAGGCTTTAACTGCCGCATCGGGTGCTATACCACAAGCTGCGCAAATTCCTGATACTACTGCGGGTTCTTTCGATTCGTTTGGGGCACCTGTTCAGCCGGGCTCTGCCGCGGCTACTAATGCAAATGCTGCGGTCGCAGCTCCTCAAGCACTAGCCCCCTCCGCCGCAGATAAACTGTCCGCGGGATTTTCACAAATGTCCAAAGACCCCATGAGCTTTCTTAAGCAGAACATGTTTCCGATCGGAGCGGCGGTAGCACCCATGCTAATGGACCAAAGCAATACAAACGCCTCGGCAAATACCGCATCAACTGGCAACCCCATGATTCGGCCCTATCGCTATGCGCAAACAATGAATCCGCAATTTGGAGCTCAACCCGGACAGCCCTATTTTAATCAAAGCATGACAGCGCAAACGCCCTACGCAGCTAAAGAGGGTGGAGCAATTCGTTTTGATAGCGGCGGTCTTGCGGCTTTAACACCTACTACACAGCGCTACTCAACACCCACTACTGCGCAAGACCCTTCAGTTGCGGCATACAATAGCTTGCTCATGCAACGCGCCAACCAAGAGTACAATAACTCCCCCCAATTAGCTGCGTTCAGAGCAAACCCCCCACCAACCCCCGCACAGGCCGTTGCACAAACAACACCCACACCGCCTGCTGCGCCTACCCCCGCTACACTAGCACTTAACCCTTACGGGGATTTATCTAGTACGCAAGCATGGCAACAGCAGGCGGGAGGTGGCGGTGCAGCTAATGGGGGTTTAATGCGGGCGTATGCAATGGGTGGCGGAATTGGCGGCTATACCCCAAGTCCTGATGATGGTCAAGGCGCGGGAGTACACCCAACAGACACAGGTATAACCGGCGCGCACCCCTCAGTTAGTATGGGACCAGCGTACCCCATGCAAGGTACGATCGGAAGTTTTTCGGATGGCGGACAACTACTTAAAGGACCCGGCGACGGGATCAGTGATAGTATTCCCGCGCAGATTGGTCAGCACCAGCCTGCTCGTCTTGCTGATGGTGAATTTGTGGTTCCTGCTCGTATTGTTTCTGAACTGGGCAATGGATCTACCGACGCTGGCGCAAAACGGCTATATGAGATGATGGATCGAATTCAGAAACGGCGCAGTAGTACTGTTGGGAAAGGAAATATTGCAGTAGATTCCGGCGCACATAAAGAACTTAACCGTTTATGAAAATACAACACGTCCCGCTCGAATACGTGCATCAAGTATGGCCTAAAGTTGTTGGGTTTCTTGATGCGGCACTAACACAGCAAAAAGGCGAAGCAGACTACACGCTAGAGCAAGTGCGCACCCTCCTCACATTGGGGCAGTGGGTGTTGCTCGTATTTGTGGCGGACGACGGCGTAATTAAAGGCGCGGCGACAGTACATGTGTTTAATCGCCCCAGCCATCGAGTAGCGTTTATTACGTATTTAGGCGGCAGGAACATAACGAATTTAGGCGTCTATACGCAGTTTATTAACATATTAAAAGCCCTCGGCGCAACACAAATCGAAGGCGCGGTAAATGAGTCCGTGGCGCGGTTATGGCGTCGTTTTGGTTTTGCGGAAAAATATAAAATTGTGAGTGTAACGCTATGAGATACAACCATTTTGATCTGTTGCCTGAGCAGGCGTTTGTCCGTAGCGCGGGCGGAACCATTAAACCCCAAGGAGGCGGGAGCGCGCCTTCAACGCCCACTAACACAACGGTAACTAATACCTCAATTCCATCATATGCACAGCCATACGTCGAAAGTACACTGGGGCAGGCGGCAGCGCTAACTGATATCAACCAGAACCCATATCAGCCATACCAAGGACAGCAGGTTGCTGGGTTTAGCCCGTTGCAGACACAAGCATTTACAAATATCGCTAACCAGCAAGTTGCGCCACAAATTGCAGATGCATCTAACTTTGCCGATCAAGTAGGGCAGGGCGGGTTACAGGCGTTTAATACTGCGGGTCAATTGCAAAACCAAGCGACAAGCTATGGCGCGCAGGGGCAACAATCGGGTCTTCAGGGGCAACAGCTAGGTATCCAAGGCGGAGGGCAGTATGGCGGTATGGGTGCAGGGTATGGTGCGTTAGGTGCTGGTACTGGGCAACAAGCCGCTGGGTTAGCAGGAGCCAATATCGGCACGGGCATGGCAGGTATGCAGGCGGGTATGTCTTACGGGCAGAACGCGCAGAACCCCAACGCTGTTGCGTCGTACATGAACCCATATTTGCAAAACACCCTTGCGCCGGCTGAACAGTTACTCAACCAACAATACGGCATGACAGGTGCGGCGGAACAAAGTGCAGCTACATCAGCAGGGGCGTTCGGCGGTAGCCGAGAAGCACTAATGCAGGGCTTAAACCAACAAAACCAAAACCTTGCTTCTAATCAATTGATTGGCAACGCATATAACCAAGCGTACAACACAGCCAACCAGAATATGCAAGCTGCCTCTCAACTCGGTATGCAAGGGGCTCAATCAGGTCTTGCTGGACTACAAGGCGCCAACACCGCATACGGTACAGGCATCCAAGGCGCTAATACCGGTATTCAAGGCGCCAACACAGGCTTGCAGGGGGTTAACACGCAGTTAGCAGGCACCGCCCAAGGTATGCAGGGTGCACAAACGGGGATTTCTGGGGTTAACGCTGCTACAAATGCTGGGCAATATGGGCTCCAAGGGCTTAATACAACAGGGCAAGCTGCCAGCACACTGGGTGCTTTGGGGCAGACTCAGTATAATCAGGAACAGGGCATTAACCAAGCGATGCTGGGTGCGGGTAATCAACAGCAAGCGCTTCAACAGCAAGGGCTTAATACCGCATATCAGAACTATGCCAACCAGCTTAACTACCCATACCAACAGCTTTCTTTTATGCAAGGTATGTACAGCGGGCTACCTATGTCGCAAGCGGCTACGTCGCAGTATTTAGCACAGCCCCCAGCAACACAGCAGTTAATGGGGTTGGGTTTAGGAGCCGCAGGTCTATCGAAAGCATTAGGGTAAGGATTACATACTATGATGAACCAGCAAATGGGTTTAGGCGCAATGACTGCGCAACCGTACTCACAGCCAGCACTACAGTCTACGCAAGGAATGTCTGCGGGTAACATGGCCCAACTGTCTGCATTANCTAAAGAGTTGTCCGATCAGCAACTTGCCGCGGTGTTACAGGGTAAAAGCAGCAGTATCCCACAAATTCTAGCCATGCAGGAGCTTCAGTCTCGGCAGTCACTACGCACCGCCGCGCAAGGCCAACAGGCGCAACAGCAAGCGGCGAGTCCCAGTATTAAAGACCAAACCCTTGCGGCGAATAATAATGGTATTTCCGCACTTCCTGCGGGGAACCTTGGTGAAGAAGGTATGGCCCATGGCGGAATTATTGCTTTTGCCAAAGGTGAAGATGTTGTTGATACTAAAAAAACTACGGGTCCTTTTGGGCACACTTATGGAGAAATCCGTAAAGCAAAAGAAACAGGTGTGTCGCTGACAGATGAATCGACGTGGGGCCCCAGTTACGGGGATATTCGTAAAAAACAAGCTGCGGAAGATGCGGCTGTGGCGCAACGTATGGGGTTAGGTAATACGCCTGATCTTTCAGCTTCGTATGGATCGTTGGGGATTGATCCTTCCACATTACAGGGGGCTACTGGCGAACAGTACTCACCTCAAGTTGCCCCACCAACAAACTACACTACGCCTAGCGTAGCAAATTCAGTAACACCACAAATGCCTACCAACGCTTTGGAGCCTACTCCAGTAGCGAACACTGGGATTGCATCACCTACAGCCACAGCAGGGCTTGGCGCAATTGCGCCTACAGACACAGAAAGTCCTACGCCCCCTAAAGCGCAAGATAACAGGGCCGCTCCCGTACAAGAAGGTTTCATGCCAGACACGGTATCGAAAGCGTCAGCCAAAACAGCTACACCTACTGCGGGCTTGCCGGCAGCACTTGCCTCTAAAACAACGCCTAAACCCGCGGCGCCGATGGGCCCTGCACAGCACCCCGACTACTATGCCGGCATGGATAAAGACACCACAGCGGAGCAGATTAGCCAGCGTAAAGAACAGGCGCAGGGTGAATTCTTGATGCAGATGGGCGCGGGGCTACTCAGTAACCCTAACTTAGCGATGGGTTTGGCGGCTGGTGTTAAAGCGGGGCTACCCGGTCTGGCTGAAAATAGAAAACAAATTGAAGCATTGCAACAGCATCAGAAAGAGTACCAGCTTAATTTGGCTAAAGCTAAAGAAGCCCGTGATAGCGGTAATGACCAGCTTGCGTTTCATTACGCCAAACAAGCGCAAGATAACGAATACCAGATGGGCAAACTTGCGGTTGATCGTGCACAAGTTGGTGCTACGGCAGGGCACAACCAAGCGATGATGCAGCATTACGCAGATACTTTGGCAGAAAATCAACGGCAGTTTGGGATTACACACAGTCCAGATATGCTTATTAAACAAGCAAAAATACAAGCAGCAAACCACGTTTTTTCTGGAATGGCGGCGTACGATAAAGACTTTACAAGACCAAAAGATGCCGCATCAAGGGGCGCGTATATGGCGCAACTACAACAAGAAGCCGCAAATATATATGGGGTTCCTTTAGGGGCGCCCATGGCGACTGGACCTCAGTTTGTTAGTGCACCTCCACAAGGCGCAAATGTGCTTCGTTAAGCATATAATCAGAAGTACCGACTGAAACTTTTAACTTGCGATCTAACACATGCCCTATTTACAGCTACCGAACGGTTCGTATTTTGAAGCTCCAGAAGGGATGGATGCTAGTCAAGCACTACAACTTGCGCAACAGAAGCATCCAAAAGCGTTTATGTCGCCAGAAGAAATGTCGTCAAAACAAGGTTTTATTCCTGCGGCGCAAGAGGGTTTTGGTCAGTTTATTACTTCAGCAGAAGAAGGGCTGGGCGAACGGTTCAATAGTGACTTGTTGCGCAATTTAGCGGAAAAAAGAAAAGCAGACGCCGCACAAGCAGGACCTCAGTACATCCCGACAACCAGCGAAGATATTGATGCCGCGTCAAAAGAAGGGTTGTTTTCGCTAGCCGGCGCCGCCGCTAGGAAGTACATAACCGAGCCGCTTGGCGGTATTGCAGGGCGCTATGGTGCGCCTATTGCTGTTGGTGCAGCCGCTTCTGCGGCAGCTCCCGTTCTTGGTGCCGGTGCTTTGGGTGCTGGCATTATCGGTAGCGCGGCAACAGCCTTAACAGACCTCCCCGCAGAAATTGGAGAAAACGTCCAGCGTCAAAAAGAGCAAGGCGTACCTGTTGATATAGAAAGTGCGACCGTTGCGGGTATTGGGCAAGCGGCGTTAGCTGGGTTTGGTATTCCGGGCGTTGGGGTGTTACCTAAAGCTGCACAGAAATTGTTTGGTTCAGAAGTTAATATGCTAGGCAAAAAAGTGCTAGCAGGTGAGTTAACCAAGGAAGCGGCGGTTAAAGAGTTAAGCGGCACACTCAGCAATGTGTTAAAGAGCACTGCCACTAACGCTGTGACTGGCACGGGTATGATGGTTGGCACGGAAGCACTGCGCCGTGGGTCGGCTGGTCAAGAACTGACTAGCCCAGAAGCAATTGAAAAATACAAGCAGCAGTCTCTTGGGGCGCTAGAAATGGCGCCTATCTTCGGGGCGTTGCACGGAGTACCACAACTCGGCAAAGAATCAAAAATACTCAGCGAAGCCGCCAAACAACGCGCGGAAATTGAACGTAAACAAAAAGTAGCGCAGGAAGATGCGACAGCCGCAGAAATTGCAGAAACTAAACATGCGGAAGATTTAAGACAAGCACAAGCAGATACAGGCGATTTATTTGGTGAAAATATTAAAGCAAGCGAATTGCCAAACTTGCCAGATAATTTGACGCCTTTTGAACGTGAACGCCAGCAACAAGAACGCGCAATAGAAGAACCCACCACACAAGATTTAATGCGCCAACGGGACTTGCTATACCGTGAAGAAAACGAACAAGAGAAAGGGCATATTCCAGAACTACAACAACGCATAAATGAAGCGGCGGAAAAGGGTGACGTAGATGTAATTGCTCAACTAGGACCCCAACTTGAACAGGCGCAAAAAGCGCATAAAGAACTGCTTGCGCAGTTGAAAAAAGCGGTACCAGTAGAAGAAGCGCCAGAAGTTAAAGCGGCTGCGCTAAGAGGGCAAATTCGTAGCAAAACAGAACGGCTTAAAAAACTGTCTGGTGCAGGCGGTGATTTTAAACAAATGACCAAGCTTGCTGGTGAGATTAAGAACGCGCAAGAGCAGTTAAAAGGGTTGCCTGAATATAGCCCAGACCTTTTGGCGCAAGCTGAAAGTAATAGACTAAAAAGCGAAGAGGAAACTAAACAAGCACTTGCACAACAACAAGAAGANTTGTTTGCATCCGTGCCAAAAACAGAGACACGAGACCAAGTTAAAAACCGTGAAACACTTGAGCGATATCAAGAAAGTTTACAGCAGTTAGAAGATGCGCACGCATCTGGAGCAGATCAGCGGATTGTAGAGCAGCTTGTAGAAAAAGTACGTACTGCCGCGGCAGAAAAAGCAGCCGCATACGCCAAAACTTCCGAAACGCCGGACATTGCCAAAGAAGAATTAGTGCAAGCCCGTCAAGAGCGAATTAAACGTGCTATTGCAGAAGCTGAAGCTAAAGGTGACACGGCAAGTGTGGCTGGTTTAAGAAATAGGTTAGCGGAAGTAATATCAGAAAACGCTAAACCCGATGCCGCTACGCGCCGCAATAAGGCGCTAGAAGATCAGCAGGCAGCTATTGAAGAAGTACGCTCGAATGTTGAGGATTTAAAATCTGGGCGATATCTTGGAGAAGGCACGCGCGATACGGCAACTGCCGCATCTTTAAAAACCGGACTTGAACAAAAAGCTAACGAAGCAATCGGTAAATATGTTGAAGCCGCCATACGCGACGTTAACGCTGTACGGGAACAAAACAATACCCGTCGTTTAACCAACGAAGAAGCTATCCGGTTAGCAATGGATGTTCGTGGGCACTTAGAAAACGCAGTTCGTAATCTGAACGAGCCTGCGCTGCGCATGCCAAAAGAAGGTACGGTTAGCACGATTGAAAAGCAGTTGGCCCAGATTAAAAAGAAACATCACGTGGGCCCTGCAATTGAGCGCCGGCGTGCGGAAGATCAAGGATTGCGCCAAGAATTTGCAAAAGCACCGATAGAAAGAAAAACTGACGCACAAGTGCGGGCAGAAGAAGAGCGATTGGCTAAACAAGAACAGATGCAAAAGGAAGAGCAGTACTTCCAAGGCAA